CTCTAAGTCTGTGTCTGCAAAAATCTTGAATCCGTAAACAAAAGTATCGTTACTACCATTGCCTGAGTATGAATTTTTTACTGTTGTGCTTGATACTGTCATGTTAGAAACCTTTAAACAATGTTGATGGTTTAGTCAATAAAAACTCTTGACCATTTTTAGCCATATTTTTCTCCATTCTTTTTAAAGAACCTGGAGATAAAGTTTCCATTATCTGATAACCTATAGCATAATCAAAGGCAGTTTTTAAGTAAAATAAATTTAAAAATGGTATATTTTCTTTGATTGATAAATAACCCTGTTTACCTGCTTTTGAATATTCACCTTTAGTTATATAATTAAATATAGCAGCAACTTTTGTAGCTTCAGTTGCAAATGGTCCTGCAAAGGTAGCTAAAGCACCTGTACTATTTTGAATTTTACCAAATAAAAAATCAGTATATATACCTAATCCTCCACCTTGTAACATAGCTGCAAAAAAAGTATTTGTATTCATTGGGTCTCTTGGGTTTTTACCTTTTAATAAATCTTTAGCTGTCATAGATATATATCCAAATATACCAGAACCTGCTATTAATCCTGCTGTACCAAAGAATGCTCTATATTTTCTACCAGCTTCAGTAAAAGATAATTCTCTACCAATAGATTTTTGCATAATAGCAAATGGAAATGCTTTAAACTGACCCCAAAATCTCATAGCTTCTCCAGGTGCAGTTCCTGCTTGTAAACCTTGTTTTAAATATCCTCTAGTTCTAGCATCTGGTTCTATTACTGCAAAAGTTGATCTATCTAAAAACATTCCTAATACTCTTGTTTTTAAATTATCTCTTGCAATATTTAATTGTCTTTTAGACATTTTTTCTACTCCAGAAATTTCTTTAATCTTTCCATCACTTAATAAATCTATGTTTCTAGCTGAGAAAAATTCTTTACCATCTTCTGATCTTTCAACATCCATTTTTCTAATAACATTCCAAATTTTTTCATTAATACCAAAGTGAGTAATTAATCTTTTAAATTCAACACTTAAATTATTAAAAGATAAGTTTCTTTGTTTAGCAACATAGTTACCCATACCTAACATAGCTCCATCTTTTAAAGAGTTAGTCCACCAAGCAAGACCATTTAGTTTAAAGAATGTTCTTTGTATTTGTGTAAATTGTTTGTTTAAATTATCACCAGAAGAAAATCTGGCAGCAACATCATAAATAAGATTGTCTGAAATAAAACCTAATTGTTCAGCTATCTCTGCTTTTAACTTTGAATTTTTTATTTTACCAAGTCTACCAAGAGCTTCAGCAACTCCCCCTATATAAGACCTACCTTGATATTTTAATTCTGTAGCATACAGATGAACATCAGCTATTGCTGATATAACTGCACCTCCTAGTTTTGCCATAGATAAAATAGCACGAGTAATACCAGACCATTTAGCTCCAGGAAAACTATTAATCATATTTACAGAACCATCTACTTCTGCCATAAATTTTGCATGACCACCTTGAGGTTTTACAAAAGTTGCAATTTTATTTACTTTAGTTTGATACAAATCTGGCTTTGTTCTTTTTAAAACATTCATTGTTTCATCTGCCATTTTTAAAAAATTTTTTTGTGGATTTGATCCAAGCATACTCATCATACCAATATTTCTTCCAGCAAGATTAAAACCCTCAAACAATGCTTCTCTTAAACTTTGTCCACCAAATTTAGAATTGTACGCAAACCAATCATCTGAAGATTTAAAATGTAATACTCTTTTTGCTCCTATTTTTTCTGCTAAGTTTCTTGAACCAAAAGAATTACCAGCTCCATCTACAACTTGATTTTGGTTTCTAATTAGAGAATTGTAAGCAAATGTTAAAAATTCATCTATAGATTCTGGTGTACCATCTATGTTAGCAAAAGTTCTATCTTGATCTAGCTTTGGTAAAATGTAATCTTTCCAAGCAGCATAGTTTCTTTCTGGAGTGCCATTAATTTCTTTTATGTTTTTATTGTTTTTTAAATTTAAAACATCTACTGCATTTCTTAATGCAAAAGGATCATGAGATTGTCTTACAATCCAACCAGGTAAATTTTCTGTATTAGCTCCATGATCGTTATATTTTTTTCTTACAGTTTCAGAAAATTCATTTATAATTTTTCCAAGTTTTACAATATCTTTATCTTTTACTGTAACTTCTCTGCCTGACCCAACTTCCCAAATAACTCTAGCAACTTTTTTTTCTATATCAGCATTAGCTTCAGCGAATAAACTATCAACTTTATTATCTCTTAACTTTGCATTAAATGAAACTAAAAGGTCTCTGTAATAAGCAAGTTGTGCAAGAGCAACTGATGATCTTGAACCAGCTTTTTGTAAATTACTTCCAACTAAAACAGCAGTTAAACCTTCTACTGGATTGTTAGGAAATTCTTTTAAAACATATTCAACAGTATTTCTAACTTTTACCTCATCTTCTAAAGCATTTAATTTATTAATTTTTTTTTGTAGAGCTTGTCTTTTTAAAACTCCATCTGCAAGTTTAGATGTAATTGTTTCATCTAAATCTTTAATTTTAGTTTCAGATTGAGCTTTTTTAATATCAGCTAAAATACCTTCTGCTTTTTCTGTAGCAATAGATGATTTTTTTAAAACATTTTCTATTCTAGTTAAACATTTATCTGCCATAATTATCTTCCATTAAAACAATTAATACCATCAATGATAGCATCTTTTATTTCTTTTTCTTTAGTTTTAAATTCTTCTGCTTCTTTTGTTGTTAATTTAACATCATCATTATCTCTTATACCTAAATCTTTTTGTCTATCTTTTAAAATAGCTAATTGACTTTCTACTGTACCTACTTCTTCATCTAAATTTCTTAATTCAATATCTTCTTTTGCATTACTTGCTTCATATTCATCTTGAGCTTTTTGTTCTAAAGAATTTTTAGTTCTACTAGCAGCAGTATCTTCAGAAGTAATTTCTTGTCTTTTAAAATTTATATCTTCATCAATTTGGTTTTTAGTATTAACTCTTTCATTAGGTGATACTTTTTCATTTAATTGAGCATTTCTTAATTTAGGATCAAGATCAGCAACATCCTTAACATTAACATCAATATCTTCTCCAAGATCAGATAATGCTTTAGCCAATAAAGTTCTTCTAACATCTGGATTAGTCTCTGCTAACTCCTTCATTATTCTTGAATTTTCTGGATAGTATTCTCTATACAAACTAAAACCTGGATCTTCACCATCAGTAATACCAGCTTTTTCTCTAGCTTCTTTTATTTTTTTTTTAAATTTTCTATGAGTATTAAAATCTTTTAATTTACCAACTCCAACATGAAGTCCACCACCCAAAACTCCACCAAAAGTAACAGCAATTAAACTGTCTACTAAATCATAATCAGATTGTTCTCTTGTTGCAGCAGTATAAACTAAAGGTTCAACAGCAGCTATACCAACCAATCCTTCCATAGCACCTTTACGAAATCTTGCTCCTGTCAATCCAGCTCTTGCAACCATAGATGCAAATCTAGTTTGTCCAACAATAGGTATAAACATCATAGCAAGGTTAATTGGGTCAGCAATACTGGTTACTAGAGAAGTTGCAAGTTTGGCAGTTGCAGGTAAGAAACCTTGTGGTCCTCTTTGAATAATACTTTGTCTTTCTATTTCAGATTTTTTTCTTGAAACTAAAATATCTACAGTTGATTGTTTTTCATCTTCTTCAAAAAATAAATTGTATTTACTATATTCGTCATTAAGTTTTTGTCTGTCAATTAAAGGTTCATTATCTATTCTACCTCTATTAATTTCTAATTCAGATAAACGAAGAGCAGAAGATACAGGATTATATTTCCAAGCATCTTTTGCAATCTCTCCTAAAGTTTCAAGCATTCCTGTTTTGAATTGATCAAACCCTGTTTGTTGAGCATATTTGTTTGTGTCTAAACCGAAAGAAATATTAGCCATAATTAAATTGGTTCTTTTTCATCTTGTTGACCCATGTTAATAATAACATCAGTACCTGGTAATTTATAAGAATTGTCATTAAAATTAATTTGTAATAATTCACCTTGTTCATTTTCAACTAAACCTAATGAACCATCTCCAAACTCTATAGCAAATACAATACCACTACCATCTGCATTATTAATCCAAACTCCATTATCTTTTGCTTGATCTAACATTTCTTCATTTAGTTCTGTATTAGATATTTCTTCATTAGGAGATTCAAAAGTTTTCATATTAAAATCTTGTAAATATTTATTTTTTATAATCTTTGCTTTTTTTTCTATAAATTCTATATGTTTTGGACTTAATCTTTCATTGTTGTAATTTTTAGGAATAAAATAAGTATCATTTCTTCCAAATATATCTCCACCTGCAAATTCAAAATTATTATTAATATAATTTGTTGCTTTTTTTATTGCTTTACTTTGATCCATACCAGCAGACATAGAATTAATAGCAATGTAAGTTATGACTTTTTGTATATCTCCCAACTCTTCATTAGCTTTTGTTGTATTCATTTTATTACTAAACATAACAACTTTTCTAAAGTCATTCATTTCTGTTGCTACTTCTTGGTTAATATCATTAAATGTTGTGTTAGTTTGAGTTTTTACATAATCATTTAATCTAGTTCTTTCTTCTTTAGTATCTATGCTAGTTGCCA